TGATTTTTTCGATTTCATCCGCGGCCTGTTCTACCAGTTCCTCGGTGATTTTTTCTATTTCGTTGTTGACACGGCTAATCACAGCGGCTTCAAAGATGGCGCTGGCCTGTGTCTTGAATTCTTCGCTAAGGTTGGCATCAGCGCTGAACACGCTGGCAATATCCTTGCGCAGATCTTCTAAATTCATTTCTACCTTGCGTGGTTCGATATCTTCTTCGATATCTTCCTCAGTGATGACATCGTCTTCGCTGACAGTATCTTCTTTGAAGGGAATCTGACCTTCGCCAGGATTGGTGGGTAGTTCATAAGTATCGCTACCATGGCCTTTACCAGCCGCAGTTTTAACTGCTGCATCACGACTATTGCCCTGACGTGCCTGAGGCTCGCTGTTGCCCTTCTTCAGACTTGAATCTGGAGTAGTAGTGTTCTGGCTGTGCGGATCAACCTGATTTACATCAGCGTCCTTGCTGTCGCCTTGCTTGGGGTTGCTGGCTTCGCCGGCTGGCTTCTTGATGCTGTCGTCAGTCTTGACCACGGCCTGGCCACTGAAGGGATCAACTTCAGTGTAGGTGGGTTTTTGACTGTCGCCCTGCATGTGGGAATTCATGCCTTCGCCATCGTCGCTCTTGCCTGCTGCAGCTTCATTAAGCGCCTTGGCTTTCTTCTGCTCCATTAGCTCGCGGATTTTGGTTTCTAGTGACATTTAGTATCTCCTAACCTAAAACGGGTTCGTATTATTTATAAAAAAACTTAATTCGATAGACGACGCATGAATTCATTGAATACACGAATCTGTGTCTCCTGCAGATCTGCAGAATTAGTCTTGGCAATGATGCGACGAGCCTGATCGATTTCGCGTTCCATCCAGCGACCTTCGACCATCATCCATTCCTTGCCTTCCATGATGCCGCGTACAAAAGCATCGGGCGCACTGGGATCGGCTACGATGTCGCCGGCCGTGGCCAGATAAAAATCGTCCTGAACTTCGTTAACGCCTTCTTTGTTCAGCTTCAGGCTACCCATGCCGCGGCTACTTACACCCAGCTGAGCTCCTTCGTCGATCAAATTCTTTACAATGCGTCCCATGGGAGTTTCTGTCATGATCTTGGCGCGGCCAATGTAGTTGTTGCCGTCTTCTTTGAGACTGGTGATCATGTGACTTACTCGATCCAGGTTGATGCCTGGTCCATCGGGATGACCTAGCTCGCCAAAGGCACGCTTGGTTTCTACATATTCTTTGATATAACGGTTTACTTCGCGCTCCATGATGTGCTTGCGATAGATTCTGCCGTTACGGTTCTGTACCTCGGTCTGCAGGAAAGGCCCTTCGATGAAGTAGGCCTTGCCGCCATCTTCTTTTTTCTCAGTCAGGTATTTTACTGACTCTATGGTTTCAGTAATCAGTTTCATGTTTATACTCCGACGTTGGTGTTGGGGCCAGCATAGCCACCAATCTTACGCAGGTCCAGCACCAACATACCTGATGCTTCGAACAATACAAAGATACTGCTGGTGCTGTTTATAGCCAGAGCTGGCAATTGCTGACCGCCAGGATATTCTGTGAAGCCATGCAGATCCAACACCACTGTGCCGCTGCTGCCACCACGACGTACAGTAATACTGCTGTCAAAATCTGCGGGTGCATTGCTATAGGCACTGGCAATGCTGACTGCCAGTTCGCTGGTGGTAGAGTAGGCAATTTCGTCGGCAGCGCGCAGACTCAGCAGAGTTACTGTGGCGCTGTCATTGGCAGCACTGCCATAAAAATGTACGACAGCACGCTGACGATCGTTTTTAATAACTGTTGTTGTTACGGCCATGTTATTCTTCTCCGTCTTCTAGAAGATGATCAAAGCTCTCATTGGCTTTGATCTTCTTGGCAATCTCGTGGCCCTTGGTGATGACCTTTTTAGGTAAATCTTTGACAGGGCCAGCTCCATAGCCATACTTTTTCTTGGCTGCGGCCATGCCTATGGCGTATTCGTTGTACTTGGCAGCTTCACGAATCTGCTTGAACGCTGGCATCTCGGGCTCCTAGTTGTTGTGCAATTTCTATCTTGCGCTGATCCAAGGCATCAGTTAACTTTATGCTGATCAGATCAGTAAAATTCTGCTGTGCTTCGGCATTGTTGTCGGTCTGGATATTGTCCAGCATGTCGCGAATTAATTCTGAGTGTGTCATAATCTGGCCTTTCTAAGTTCCATGATGTTATTTATGGCGGCAGGAACCATTTCAATTACTGGGTTGTCAGGGTTGTAGGGCGCGGGCTGTTGTGGTGCTGGTCCCTGCAGAGCCTGTCCAGGTTGTTCCTGCTGCTGTTGTGCTGCCAGTTGTTGCTGCAGTTCAGTGTCATTGGCTATATCGGCCTTCATGTCTTCAACTTCTTCGTCGGTCATGTGCAGAATCTTATCAAACACATATTCCCGACTAAAATAGGTACCAACATAGTTGTTGATGGTATTCAACAGGTCCAGACGATTGCGAAGAATTTCGCTTTCCTTGGCCTCGGCTATGTAGCTGTCCTGTGTAAATTCATAGTAGATGTTTTCTTTGATGCGATCCCATTCATCGGCCTTCATGATGCCCTTCAGCACCAGCTGTGTCTTCAGCAGATCGTCAAACAACTCAGAAAACTTTTTACGCAGACGGCTAATAAATTTGCTGAACTTTAATTCGTCTCGGGTAATCTCGGCCTGACGACCAAAATTCATGCCTGTCTCGGGCTTCATGCGACTCAGTGGTACATTCAAAGCCTGATATAGTTTGTTCTGGAAATAATTGATGTCCTGAATCTCGCCTAGATTTTGGCCGCCATCCAGTGTGGTGATCTCTGTGCCCTTGCCGCCTTCGCGACGTGGCATCCAGAAATCTTCCAGCATGCTCATGGTCTTCTTCTCATCCCGAATCTCACCAGTGCTGGCATCATAGGTAACCTTGTTGCGATACTGGTTCATGATGGACTTGACATACTGCTCAGCTTTAGCTTTAGGCAGGTTGCCAACGTCGATGTAGAAAATTCTGCGTTCTGGCGCACGAGTCATGCGGTAAATAACCAGACTGTCTTCCACCATGCGCAGCTGGTTCACAGTCTTAATGGCTTTATTCAAATGACTCAGCACCATGTTGCGATCCAGATCCAGCAGACCCGATGTGCAGTAAGTAATGCTGTCAGTACTGATCTTCAGTCCCTGAGCTGCACTGGCTGTGCTGGGTACCGTGGCAATCAGACCCTTTTCATTGTAGATGTAGAATTCTTCAATGTCAGTGATGAACTCCACACCAGTGTTCTGATCTTTGCGTTTATTGATCTTGCGAAGTTTTTTAATTTTTCTGGGATCAATGTAGCGCAGTTCCTGTATGCCCTGCTTGGCATTGCTGGTATTGACAATCTTGTGATAATAGATTCTGCCATCGATGTACCAGCGTTTGAAGATGTCATGAGCCTTGCTGTTAAAATCCAGCAGTCCCAGAATATTATTGAATTCTTCTTCGATGAGTTTCTTGACACTTTTACTGAGTTCGACTTTTTCTAGATCTATTTTGACAACTGCTTCGTCGTCTTCGGCAGCAACTGCTTCGTTGACAATGTCTTCTATGGCACTGTCGCAGTCAGGATAGTTACTGGCATCGCGATAACGACTAATTAAATCGTTTTCTGTTTTAGCTATGACATCGATGTCAATGTAGGTGCCAAAGAACCCACTGGCGTTGACCGACGTAGCGCCGTCGTCGTCAGTAGGAGGCACGAAGCTCTGTTTAGGAGCCTCGGCCTTCTTTTTCTGAATAGTATAACCAAATAATGAAAGATCGGCCATGCCTGTTCCTGTCAAAAATTAAATACCCAAGACGCTGCGACCCTGACCAATGGTATTGTTGATAACATTGCCAACACTCAGCGCACCACTTAGAGCTGTGGTATAATGCTGGAACTGGAAGGTGCAGGTATAGGTCTCAATGGTGTCGTTGTCACCGTAGCTCAGCGCAATTTCACTTAGATCCACGGGGAAGGCACTGGCCAGAGTATAGGTCTTCAG